ATATCCATTTTTAAGTGCTGTTGCAACTTGACTTTTAGGAATATGCCCCGTACTTCCATCTGGCGCTATCACCGAAATACGTCCTGCTGGAGGTGCTGCAGAAGGACCAATATTGCTGGTATCATAAATTTTAAAGCCGGATTTTTGAACCGCTCTATCAATTTCGCCCATACTTTTTCTAAATTCTTCCAAAGATGCCATAGCCTGTTTAGGGTTGCTACTAAAATTATCAAACGCATAATTAACCATATTTTCTAGTTCTTCTCGTTGAGAGTCGGTAACGCCAACTTTATCTAAACTTCTAATACGATTTATTAATAACGGTTTCTGCGTTTTAATAAAATCTTGAGCGGCCGTATAAGTACCGTTATTTGATTTTGTCCACGCATTGAACATTTCTTTGCCTTTTCCGAACATCCCTGCATATTCTTCTGCGGCTTTTTCACCCGCCATAAAATGAGGGTCATTTATCATAGCCATCACCTGCGTACCGCCTTCTTGCTGTACTCGCGTAGCATTTGTCGTTAAACGTTGGTTAGTATTTAATTTAGCCGCATTAGACACATCTTGTGCCGTAGATGACGTAATAGGGCCTAAAGGCGATAAATTATTAAGAAAAGTTGGCGTATTGTCTGCAATAAGCGCCGACCTAAGCGCGTCTGGCATTATGCCCATCATACGAATCGCCGTTTGTTTTTGCTGATTATTTAAACGCAAAGGCGCAATTTGTTGTTGTTGTTTTAATGCATTAATACGTTGTTGATTGACATTAGAAGAAGTATTTAAATTATTTATTTTAGCGGTATTTAACTGTTGATTTAACCCCATTTGCTGTTGAATATTCTGGCCGCGTAAGTTATTTATCCCAATATCGCTATTCGTTCTATTAATATTAGCTTGGTCCATTAATGGAGTATATTGAGCGCGCTCTTGATTATAGCTCGTCATTGCATTCAAATTATTCAATTTAGCTGTATTTAACAATGGAGAAAACTGCACTTGATTCTGCGCAAGCAATAATTTAGCTTTTGCTAAATTAGACGCAGCTTGCAACTGTTGCGGTAAATATTGATTTTGTGTTTTCAATATTTGGTTTCTCGCTTGTTGTTGCGCTAAATTTTCCCCTTGATTTACACCCCCAAAAAAAGACCCAATAGGTGAAGGTGAAACGGGAAGTTTTAATATGGTTACAGCCATCCTCTACCTCCTGCAAATCCTATGACATCCCCTGCAGCGCCCCACAAATCCGATTTATCTTGTGCTTCTTGCGCTGCTTGCGCTTGTGCTTGGGCTTCTTGTAAACCTGCGATATCTTCACCGGCTTGCCCATACATTCCGGACATTCGAGACGCTGCATCGGCGCCCGTTCCGTATAACATACCGCCGATTCGAGACCCCATTTCAGCGCCTCCTAACATATTTTGCCACTGACTATTCATATCTTGGTTAATGAGCCCTTGTGTGTAACGTGCTAGAGCTTCTTGCTGTGGACCACTTTGCCCTAACCCCATTTGCGCCATTTGATTTGAAACTGCATTGAGTCCTGTATGTAATTGCGCTTGAGCTCCTGGCGACATTTGATAATTTTGTGAAAAATGCTGATAAGCAGACATTGGATTTGAAAATTGGCCGAACATATTATTTAACTGCGGACCGACATTATTTCCCATTTGCCAATACGGATTTAAATACCCAACGCCTCTGCGCGTATAATCATTTATATCATTTTCGGCGCCTTGATAAGGGCCGCCGCTTCCGCCGCCCATCATACCGCCTAGCCAATTAGGTGCCCCTTGTGCAAAATTTCCGAACATTATTTAGTCTCCCATGTATTATTGCGGCGGAATAAGAAATCATGAATTTCTTCATTGTAAACAATTGCGCCATCTTGTACATTTTCTAAACTATCCACTTCCGCCGTTGTGTCATAAATTGGGACTTCTAAAACGCCGCCTGTCGTTTTTTGCCCATTCCTTACAAATGCGGTAGGTTTTATAGTAGCTTCAATGGCTTGATTTACATTCGTATGGTAACGACGGTAGGGTACTGAAGCTTGTCCATTTTTTTCAATGGGACTATCTAAAGGCGGTGGTGAAATTAATAAAAATCCCATATTAATACCCCATATTTTCTAATTGAACAAATGCACCTAGAATAATAATTTTCACTTTATTAAAGCTATCTATTCTAAATACATGACGTTGCGATATCGGAAATCCTGTCCATACTACTTGTTGATTTGCTTCGCCGACTTCTCCAATTTTTGCCCAACGTTGCTGTGAAAAATGATAACCGCCGTCTTGTGAATGACTTAAATATACTTCCGGATCGCTGTTAAAATTGCTATAACGAGGGCCACCGATAGATTCTGTCGTTTTGTAGCCAACCCCTTTTCGCATATTTAATTCAAATCGGTTAATATTAATGCGCTCGTAACTCGGTAATGAAAAAATATTCGACACACGTATGCAATGAATGGCTTCGTCATCGTTTCCTAGATATTGATTGCTTAATTCGCTGATTTTTGCTGAATTGAGATGCCCCAAGTATTGTTTATCTTGGAAATTTGCATAACAACTTGCAAAATATTTATCACCGTTAATCATTTGCTGCTCATGCCATACTTTCATGTCGCAATCATAAACAAATGTTTTATTTTCAGTTGGAAACGTAATTAAATAAAAAATATGTCCATCAATACCGAATAAATAGCCAATTGCGTCACTTAAAACCGTCATACTTTGTATTTTATATTCAGTGGCGGCATCACTAATTACGCTTACAGTACCATCCATAGCCATCAAAATTTTTGGGGCACCGTTCCTATTTCGTCCCAACCATACGACAACGCTTTCAATCTCCGGAAAGATTCGATACATCGATTTAACTTGTGTATTTCCTGACGTAAGAGTTGCGTTTGCAATGCATCCGAACTGAATTACACTATTATTATCACGCGCAAACGGAAAAGAATTGGCTTGCCCAGTTGGGTACCAAAGCTCTGTAACGGTGTCGCCAAAAATAAAAATACGACCGCTAATTACGCTAACACCTGTCAATTTTTGATTTCCGTATGATGTTAATCGTGCATTATTTAATGCATCATATGCCAATGCATTTTCTAAATCTGAAATAAGAAATTCATTCGTTGAACTAAATACGACAAAGATATGCCCGTCTAAATAATCACAATCTAACGGGCCATCAATCGCTACAAAAGCCGCATCGGTAATTTCATCCATGACTTCTGTAGTAAGATTAATCACCCATCCTTTAACGCCATCGACTAGCATGACTTGTTGCGCGTTATTTGCGCAGAAATTTACAGGCCCTACACTTGTGGTTAAACTACCTAACGATAAAGGCGCAAACGATGAATCAAACAAAACCACTTCTTCATCAAACACACCGATTAATTTATCACCGGCGGCAAATAATCCGCGGACATTGTTTTTAGCTGGTCTTGTATAAATGGTTTTTGAACCAGGAATAGAAATGAGTGCCGCCGGTAAATTTTCCCCTAAATTTGCAGTAAACATATTGATGGTTAATTGGGGGTCAAACTGTTGACCAAAATAGCCACCGGTCCCGCCAATGAACGGAAAATTAATACGATTATTGCCCTGTTGTTGCTGCATCATCCTGTGCGTACTCCTAAATTCCAGTAATAACCATTATAACCAGCAGGGACAATAGGAGAATTAGTACGTACACGAATATCTTTTTGTATGCCCGCTTTTACTAATCGTTTATATTCTAAAAAACTGCTTTCTGCGTCCTGGTTCCAGGTTCCTAAATTGTTTTCTACATTTGTTTCTTTTGCTAACCAGTAAATGAGAAATTTTCGATAATAATCTGGAACAGCAATGCTGTCGCCGTATCGTACATCCGCAAATGTCGTTTTGTACATAATTTCACAATCGTAATTCTGAACTGGTGTAGGAAAGAAATCTAAAATTTGTTCGTTAAAATTCTTGTTAATATTAACTAAAGTGGGTAATCCCGAAATAGAAAGGGGGTAAGATATACCTTGCGTGCTAAAATTGTCTTGAATAGATATTGTATAACGATATCCATTTAATAAGATGTTCACATACTCAATCGTTTGAATAGGTTTGGAAACTACTAAATATGAACCTACATCTGTTCCGATGGTATATATCTTTTGTCCCGCTTTTAATTGTAAAGCTAACACGTCAAAGTAAGGTATATACTCTTCCGTGCTATTCATAATAGATAAAATGTCATTCAACGAATCTAAAATATATTCACGTGCATCATCGTTTTCATTTTGATAAATGCTTTCTGCACGAATTACTTTTAATGCACGTTTAATTATATTATTGACTTGTACTATTATCATTGCTTTCTGATTTCGCTTTTTTAATTTTCTTTTCTTTTTCTTTTAACGCTGTTTCTTTGGCAACAAACGCTTCAAATGGACTTTTAAACCAAATCCCGCTTTTTAATGCCTCTTCATATTCATCAGCTTTGACTAATTTTCGTTCTTTAAAAATGTTGTATATGAAATACATAATAATTCCCAAATAATAGAAGGGGCATTACACCCCTTCGGTATATTTTACGCCGAAATTGCTTGAGCAATTTTTCGTACGCACTGATCGTTTATCCAAGTAAACGCCATTTGTGCATCAATACGTAAAATATTTACGTTGTTTAATACATCGGCTGTTTTAGAAACACGCATAGAAATCCCGGTTTCTGGATCGGTATGAACCACAGAATAAGGTGAATCCATTGGATGTAATGGAGGGATGCAAAGTGCAAGACCTTTACCTGTGAATGCTACATTATTCATATAACCACTGGTTGTGTTAGTTACAAAATTAACCACGGTATTAGCGGGAATAACGTTCGGATCGGCGCCAGGAACAAAGAAGTTTTGACGAGTACCATCGGCAATTAAAGGCGGGAACACGGTAACGTTTGCGTCCCCCGAGCCGTTTGCTGTTGCATCTGCTGTCACGGTGAATTGCTTTAAGATATTTAAAGACGTTTGACCCACTGAGTCATACTCATATACACCTTCTAAAGTTAACAAGTCACCTGCTTTAATAGTTGCCGCTGCTGTAAACCCTTGTAACGCTAATGTACTGCCGGAACTCACTGGAGTTTCAATAGTAATATCCCCTGCAGCCGCATGAGTACCCGAAAAGAATGGTTTAATATTTGTATCTTTAAACAATTCAAAACCGGCTAATCTGCCTAATCTGCTATCTAAAGTAATGTCTTTATTCAAGTTATCTAAGAAACTGTTTCTCAAATAATCGCTTGAAATTAATTCATTAGAGTTGTCAGGGTCAATTACCATAAATCTATCGTAATTGTTCATATTCAACTTATCCATGAGCGGATTGACAGCAGAGACAGACTTATAGGTATTCATTGGAGCAGTCGGGTCGCCCGTAAAATGTGAAATTTGCGTTAACGCACCTAGTGCTATAGCAGCATCCATCTGAGTTGAAATTGAACGAACGGCAGGCGCAATTACTTCTTTTGAGAAGTCAATGATATTACGACTCAAGTCGGTTGGATAATAAGAAACTGCATGCGAAAACAAGGGAAGAATAGTTAACGGAATTGTAGCTTCTTGAATCGCTTCTGCAGTTACGGTATTACCGCGTTGTGTTTTAGCGAAGTTGTCTAACCGTAAGTTAATCGTATCGCCAGGGGCATAAAGTCCCGCAGTGAACATGTTAGTATATTCAGAGTTACCGAGTCGCACAAAATTGTTAATAGACTTTAAAATAGATACCGCATTTTGCGCGACAAGACTCGATAGTGCATATGTATTATTTAACATAAATATTACCTTTTATTAAAATGGTTCTCCCAGAACGCATTGATTTGTTCAGTGTTCATGTTCTCAGGTGTCGAGCCGGCGCGAACGCCGGATGTCTGTTTGACTTTAGACACAGGAGCGGGAGCATTAGTTACTAGTTGTTTTTTGGGTTTAAGTCGATCTAATACACGAATAATCGCTGCAGCTTGATTAGCTGGCGTTAAACGTGAAATACGTTGTAATTCAGATTCTTTATCCGCAAAATAAGCAATGACATCCGGCGCATTTTTGAGATCGGCTCCCAATGCGTCTGCCATATCATCTGTTGCATTTCTTCGAAAATTTTCAAAAGCATCGCCATAGTTATCATATTTTTCATATCCGTCTAAAAGCGCTTCTCTGATTTGTTCTCTCTGTGTATGCAATGACAATTGTTTTTGATATTGCTGTTTTGCTTGTTCCCGTAGTACTATTTGTCCGATTGGGCTATTTACATCTACATACTGCCCGATAGCTTCGTCATAAATCATTCCCTCAGGGACGCCTTGTTGCTGTGGGGCTTGTTGTACAGGCGCATAAGCGGTTTGATTTTGTTGTTGATATCGTTGCTTTTCGTATTTTGCTTGCAGCTTTCGTCGTTCTTTTGCTAATAACGCCCCGATTTTCTTTTGAACCTCAGGTGGTAATGCTGCTGTATCTACATCTGCTGAATCATCAGCTGCTTCTATTTCAGAAACTTCGTCGGACTCAGATTGATGCTCTTCAATAACAGGTTCATTTATTTGAACTTGTTCTTGATTTAACAATTGCTCTACCGTTTGTGTATTAGTTTCATTAGTTGCTACAGTTTCCATAAATTACCTCGTTTTTATTACGTTTTTTTCGATAACATGCATTGAGTGCACGACTCTTGCTGCAATACGCTTGCAACGTGCGAACGTTTGTTTAACGTGTTAAACGACCACGCATTAAGAATTCTTTGAAGCATCTGTACTTGCTTTGTGCATTTGCGCTAACGCTGCTGTCACTTTTGCATCTCTATCGAGTTGTGCTTTTTGTACTTCTGCGGATGCACTGATGTAACTTGCTTGTGTATTTGCTATCGTTTCATCGCGCTGTGCTTGTAATTTTTGTAATTCAAGTTGATATTGAGCTGCGTTGTTTTGCATATCGTTTTGCAAACTTGCATTTTTATGCATCGCATTAAATTGTTCTGCTTGTGCTTTTGCTTGAGATAATTGAGCATCGGCTTGTGCTTTTTGTGCTTGCGCTGCCATCAATTGTTGTTGCGGAGAGGGTGGTGCAGGAGGTGGCGCAGGCTTTCCTTGTTCTTTGGCTGCGATCTCCGGTGGAACGCGCGTAGCAAGGCGTTGCGTTAATTGCGGAGCGATTGGAGTTTGTAATGTGCTTGCAATTAAATCTGAAATTAAAGTAGCATTCACGGGATCGGCTTGAATAAGTTTGTATAAATCTTCACGTAGTTCTTGTTGTTGAATTGCAAAGGATGCGACAGGATTTACTTGGACTTTATATAAGAAATCACTAAGCTTGTTTTTATCTTTATTGTTTTCAACAGTGTTGATAGTAGAAGCTTGCATTTTGCCGCTCGCATCTACCGTTGCAATTATTCGTTCTGAATCGTAAATTTTAGGGACTAAGTCAAGAAATATCTCAGTTACAGTTTGAATGCCGTCAAATAAATTGTTAATTAGACGTACAAATGAAAGATTGGTTTGTGTAATGATTCGACCCACTGTGACGGCAGCTAAGTTATTCGGTAATTCAGTGCCACCCACCGGCATAATGCCTAACGCATCATAAACAGCTTGTTTTGCTGTTTGTAATGCGGTAAATAACGTTTGAGGAAGCTCTTCCGGAGGTCGAAAAATAGGGCCATTCGGTACATTTATGTCGAAATTATACTCACAATGCCCTTGTTGCCGGTCCGGATAACGTAACCATTGCTCTTGCCCTGCTGCCTGGTCGCGCGTTAACCAAACTTGCTCACGTCTTGAGCGCGGAATACCGTTATAAATCTCACTTAATAAAAAGTTATAGTTTTGTTGCGCATCTCTTGCGTTATAGATAAATGATTCGGTAAATTGTTTGCCGTCTTGCCAGGCACTCGCACCATCCACGAACACAAACGGCATCATTTTACTTGGCCATTCGCGCTGCTCTAATACATCATCTTTAATGCATTTGTAGCAAGTAATCACTGAAAGTTTAGTTTTACGTTTGTTAGCAATAAGCAATGGTGGAATGTTTAAATCATTCATTCCTGATTCGTACATAGTTTGCATGTAGCTTTCGTGTGCACGCTCTACATCTTCTTCAAGTACTTCAACTTTGTAGTTTTCATAATTTGTAAGCTGTACTAACGTCTTAGATTTGAATTCCTTTTTGTAATAATCTGTTACAATGACTAGTTTATTATCAAGCGAAGGTAAAAACTGCCATCTTGAGCCAATCATTTGCCCTGGCGCCGGCGCTGGACGATTATACGTAGCTTCAAAATCATCCTTATCCATGAAGTAATCTTTAAACTGAAACGTTGAATCTATTTTTGTCTTTTCTTCAGCGGCTGGGTCAAACCCAACATATAGTGGATCGCAATCACCTGCAACACAAACTTTTTGATCGAAGCTATATTCGTCTACGTAATCTGTATACACTTGGAGAACACCCCATCCGCCGGCACATTGATTTAAAAAACATTCAACGTAATGAGTCCATGGCTTAGAGTGATACATTTCTGCGCGCAAGAAATCAGACATGAGTTGTAATTCGGAAGGATCGACTTTCTCTTGATTAACAACAGTTAAATTAACGGAAGGCTGCATGCTTGCAACTTCGCCTTGTAGTTGCCGAACAATTGGTTTTATTAAGTTAAAAATGAACGCCGTTTTGCCGAGTAATTCATAATTATTTTGACTTTGTTGGTTCCATTGTTGCCCGAGATAGAAGAATTTATCATCTCGAAAGCGTTCTAAGTTAGTGCCAAAAAAGTTGTACCATCTATCTTTGCTTTTTTTTACTTCATCGAGAATCTTTTGCTTTTTCTCAGCTGTCAGCTTACTTTTGTACTGCGTCGGATTTTTCTTATAATTATTTAAATCAACGATGTTATCAGATGCTAGCATAGACACCTCCTTGTATAGGTCTCATGTAAACTCCAGAGACTGGTTTTGGTTTATCTAGTACACCGACTATTGATAATGCTTCATACTGCAGCGCATCTTGATTGTGGGAGTAGTTGTTCTTTTTAGGGTCGTATAAGACTTCATGTGTAGTTTTTGTTTCTTTCCAGACGTAATGTTTTAAAAATCCTTGTCGCAAGATATTGCATCTTTGTTTATCAATAAGAATCGCAGGATTTGCTTTATGAATGCTCTTTAATAGATGTTCTACTGCGTTAATACGTGCTTTGATTTGATTTGTGATAGCAACTTTAGTAATGCTTTGACCAAACTCGTTGCATACTATTTTATAATCCGAGGTTGCGCCTTGGGCTAATTCGCCAGCTCGTGCAGCAGGGTCAATCGATACACATTCGACTTTTAATCCATTGAAGTATTGTTCAAGATAGGGTTTGATGTAACTTTTGATAAATGTTTCAAGTGAACAGTGTGGTTCCCATAGCGATGCTAATACTCTTAACTGTCCATTTACATATTGACTGATGTTGCATGCAGGGTTATACCAGGTATCAAATGACAACCGTAAACCTACACCTTGCAGAATTTCAAGATTATCTACACAATGAATATTGTCGTTATAATTTTCATAAATGAGCTGTCCTTGTTTTAATGAACCATATTCTCCACAGCAAAAAACTTTAATATATTCTTCTGTAGCACCCGCTGCTTGTTTTGTATAATAATCTAATTTCAAACGTTCAATGTTTTCAGCATTAGGATTTGCCGCCCAGCCCAATTTTGTTTTAAATAATCCTGGAGGTTGTTTGAACAATTGATAGCCTTTCGGCTTTTGAACTTCAAAAATATTGAATAATTCAGATTCAGTTTCAGGAGGGTTTGAGTCACAAATGACGCCAGACCAATAAGGGAGCTTAACTATTTCTACTTTTTCATCTATTAATACTTCGCGCTCATACCATCGTTTCACGGTAGATAAATCTAAAGTGTCGGTGCTAGGGTATCTGCCTGTGCGTCCATGGACTTGATAGATTATCCCTTCCGGCGACTCTGATACTTCATTAATATACGCAAATGTAAAGAAACTAGAACGTAACTTTCTGTATTGCGCAATTTTATCTAATGCAAGAAATTGAATGTGTAATTCAACACGACCGTCCGCGTCATAGAATGTATGTTTGATTTCTAGGGGTTTTAACGTACTTTTAACGCTTCCAAGGTGCGAAAACCAGCTCATCCATAACTCGAACGTCGTTTGTTTGAGTTCATCGTACGTATTTCGCACAAACGCAACCTTACACCTTCTTACACCATCCTTACACTTAGGCATAGATGCAGCAAGAAATAATGCTTGCCAATTCAAACCTGTACTCTTACCTGAACCATACGGTCCAATGACGCAATTTACCGTATTTCCGCCAATTTCTTTATGTAAACTTCTAAGAGTGGGCGTAGGTTCGTAAATACGCGAAGATGACAATGTGTGCACGCGAGCATTAAACTCTTCATCGTGTTCAAAATGAATGAAGCCGGTATCTTTATGCATGATTTGCTGCTTCAATAATTGTACGTCGCGCTTGAGTGAGTACATTAATTACTTAGCTTTCTTGTTATAATCATGACGTTTACGTTCTTCACGTGTATCAGCGCGATTCTTTGCTGCTGCAGTGCCATTCTTGTCCTTTGGTATAACCTTTTTATCTCGCATTGAACCGTGAAGCGCAGGCTTTAAGTGTTCGTTAATACCTTCTTTTATAGTTTTGCTCATTGCTTCGTGCGATGCGTGATCGACTGTTTTGCTTTGCATGATGTTTCTCTCTTACTTTGATTTAGATTTCTTTTTTAAAATACGATTTGCTTTTGCATCTATCTTTTTCTTAGCTGCAGCGCTTAACTTACCCGCCTTAACCATTTGGCTTGCTCTAGCTTTAGCGTTAGCAGCGTGCGCGCGATCGGGCATAGGATACTTTCTAGAACCAGGTAGCCCGAAGTCAGAGTCAGGTATTTTTTTACGAGTCTTTGCAGTTAACTTAGCCATGTCTTGTTTCTTCTTGTGCTTGTGTTTGCTGTGTTTCGTTTTTGACGTACGCTTTTAATTCGTCGATTTCAGATTTGAGCTTGTCTATTTCAAGCATCTTAGCGAGCTCTACGATTGCTCTAGAAAGAATTGCAAACTCAGCTGGCGTCATATGCCCGTCAGCTAATGCGTCTCTAAGAACTTGTTGTTGCTCGTAATACGTTTCAGCATGTTTGATATCTTGTAGACATGTAATCTTGCGATGCTCAGTCCAACCATGAAGGTTACGTCTAACCATTTGATAAAGGACTGCATTAAAGTTTTCAGTGGGTTTTTCAAATTCGCGTAGAATGACTTTATCGTAATGCGCTTCTTGCTTTGCGAGTGCGCGCATATACTCTATATATAGTGTCTTCTTGAATTGTTGAGAGTTAGGGTCAAGCCAGAATTGCACTGTTCGTATAGAAACGTCTAATTCAGCAGCATACATTGCCATTGTTGCGCCTTTTTTGAACATTTCTAGTTTTTCTAATGCTTCTTTTTCGTTATATTTCGACATATAGCGATAGTCATGAGCACGTCTTCGTTTTCTTTCAGCAAGCGCAACCTTACGCTCATTTGTTGACATGATGCGTTCTACGATATCTGCTTTTTTATTGAAGTCTATTTTGTCGTCGTCGTAATGCATTAAATGTATAGAGTTGCTGTAATTTGTATATTAATAGCTTGAGCTAGACGCTTAAACAATAGCGAAACGATAATATTATCATAGTGGTAACACTATATGTAGTGTATTTAAAATATATAACCACTATATGTTGTGTCGGGCTTATATACAGTAAATTTAACTACAGCCTTTATATAAACGAAAACAGATGTGTTAAAGTTTTTTTACTTTTTTATGAAAAATACTTGCATTAATAAAACAATATGCTATGATTAGAAATGTAAAAAATGTTTAACAACAAAAAAGAGAGAATCAAAATGAAGACAATTACAATAACTTTAGAAAAGATAGATTTTAATGCTTTAGACGCTAATTCAATAATACATACTGCAATGCAAATTGTGTTTTCAATAAAAGCAAAATTAGAAATCAAAAACATTACATACAATTCAAATCTGCAATGGAGAATTGAGCAAGCGATACTAAACAGAAATTCATATGACTCTATGATGAAAGCAGCACTTAATTACATTAAAGAAAATATGTACGAAGTAGAAGCACAAAACAATATTCAAATTAAATTAAAAAATACACGTTATTATCAATAAAAAAACAGGAGAATTAAAATGAAAACACGAGCAGCATTAATAAAAAATAATGAATTATATGCACATATTGATACTGAGTTAAAATCAGGAACTAAAGTAAAAGCTTCATATAAAACATGTAAAGAAGCAATCAACGCTAATCGAGAATTAAACTTAGTAGACGCAGTTACATTAACAGTTTCAAGAGCGCAAAAATATTTGAATGAATACACAGAAACATTTGCAACAGAAATTAACGATTCAGAAAATGAATTTTTATTGCAAGATTTACATTCATACAGTGAAGAATAAATTTTTATTTACTGCTGAATAAGCAGCTTAGAAAATTATGTGGAGAAGAGCTACAGCCGAATAGGTTGCTTAAAAAATTATCTTAAGAAAATTCACCGCCGCACAGGCGGATTATAAAAAAGGGACGACTAAAATGAAATTCGAAACACTATCGAAAGCGATTTATTTTATAAAAACTTATTATAAAAATAATTATTTAATAGAAGCAATACAAAAAGATAAAACTGATAAAGAAGAATTTTGGTTAATACCAAAAATGGGAAATTCAATTTATGAATTCAATATGCCGATTCGAAATAAAATTTTAAAAATTAAATTAATGTATTTCATTATTGAACAAATTAATATATTTGACTTTGTTCATGATTATATAAAAGAATATGTAGTAAAAGTTGTTACGTACGAAACCGAAGAATATTCAAATCTTGTTATACCTCTTGAAGAGATTCATCAATATGTTGATAGCTCAGTATCAATATAAAAAAGGGGACAAAAATGAAATTCGAAACACTATTTAAAGCGATATCTTTTATTAAGAATCAATATGCGGATGACTATTTAATAGAAACTTCAACACAATATAACAACGACGAAGAGATATTGCTTATACCAAAAACTAGACAATCTAATTATTTTTTTAATTTCTCTGCTTTTGATAAAATATTTGAAATTCAATTGAAATATTTTATTATTGAAAAAATAAATAAAAATGAATATGAAATAAAAGTAATACCGCACGAAACTGAAGAATGGTCAAACCTTGCGGTGCCACTTAATTATATTCACAATAAATAAATAATAAAAGATAACAAAAATGAAAATTGACA